GGATAGAAACCATTAGCAGAACAATTAGTGCAAGGGAAATAAGTGTTCTTTTCATTTAATGTCCTCCGCCTTAACTAACGTTGCGATAGGAATAAGATTTGTAAAAACGGTAGCAACTTTTTTCCCGCAAACCGGGCATAAAATATCTTCAAGATCCCGAAGTCCTTCATGAGTAGATGTGCTATCATACTCCAAAAGTGAACCACAATTATTGCAAGTTGTACGGTGAATCATAATGGGTATATCCTTTCTGCAATGAAAACTTAGTTTACAGCGTCAAAACAGTCATCATAGCCATGTTCATAGCCTTCGTCATAGGCTTCTTGATAATTATCTGCTGCGCCGTCCGGGTAACCAGCGTCATAACCATGATCCCAGCCTTCATCATAACCTACCGAATAGCCAGCATCATATTCATTGCGAATACTTTCGTTTTCCACCCGGCAAGCTTCGTATCCCGCCTTATAGCCTTTGTTATATGATGCTTCCTGATTCTGAGCATAGCCATCATCGAATCCATCGTCCCAACCATTATTATAGCTATCATGGGACATCTGAGAAACGGCATTTTGATAATACGGAGAATCAGGACGATAGAAATCATAATATCCGGCACCAATACGGATACCGAAGTACAAGCCAACAAGAAGAAAAACAATCATTAGAATAGTGATAAGAAATAAAAAGCGATATTTATGTGATTTTGGATCAGCCACCATAATTCCTCCCTTACTTACGCTTCTTTCGTAACCAATCCATCCGCAGCAGGTTTTTTATAGTATCCTGTACGATGCAAGTCCTCTGCATACTCAATGACCTTAGCCTGACCTTCTTCATTCAGTTTATCGAAAACCGAGAGCAAAGAGGTCTGGGCCTTGGTGAGGGAGGCCTGTGCTGGTTCGGCATCTTCCATTCCCATTAAATAAGTGGGAGTGGTATCTAATACCAATGCAAGTTTTTCAAGAATAGAACGTTTCAGGTTGACAACAAGGCCGTTTTCGTATTTGTAGATGGCCGCTTTTTGCACACCAACTTTGGCACCGAGTTCTTCCTGCGTCATCTGATGCTCAATGCGAAGCTGGCGTATCCGTTCGCCGGTGGTCATAGGACATCACCCTTTCATACGTTGTATCTTAATAATAACACAGATAATCTAAAAAGCAAGAAAAAATATCTTGACAAGATTCATACAACATGCTAATATTTAAGTATCCTAAAAAGATACTTAAATATAGAACAATATTTAAGGGGATGGATGAACGGAGGTGAAAAAGGGTGAATAAGAGAAAACTCAATGCTGTTATGCAGTTGCATGGGGAATCGCAACAAAATCTGGCGGATTTCCTCGAAATGAGCCTCTCACGGCTGAATGCTAAAATCAATGAATACCGCGGAGCACAGTTTCGACAGAATGAGATTGCAGCCATTCAGGAGCACTACGGTTTGACTGCCGAAGAAGTGAACGAGATATTTTTTGCTTCGTTGGTATCTCAAAAAGATTCTAACGGGCCAGCAGCTTGACCCCGCCGACCCGAAAAAGAGCGCATGAAAAAGCCCCGGCGGGGAGCCGGGGGAAATGGAGAAATTATGAAGTACGAAGAAATTATGGCGGCCATCAAGGACATCAATGGCCCGTGGAGCAATGCAGCCTGTATGGGCTACTGCCGGATGGCGATGAAAAGTGTCGGCGTAGACGAGAAAACCCAGAACGATGTGCTGCGGGAGCTGCATTTTTGCATGGACACAGTCAGCGTAGAAGAAGCAGCGAGGGAGGGCTAAGATGGACCGTTATATGATCGTGATCCCGGCGAAGAACCGGGCATTCAACATGAAGTGTGATGATGGTGACAGCATGAAGCTGGAGACCCTGCAGAAGCTGGTGGGCGGGCCGATCGAGCCGGTGAACAGCGTTCTGAGCGCCGAGTGGGCGCGGGAGAAGGACGTGGACGGCATTCTGCTGCTGGTGAACGAGGAAGGGCTGATGAAGGAGCGTCCCCTGACGAACCAGCGCGCCAGTGAGATGGCGGCGGCAGAGCTGGTGGGCCCGGCAGTCGTGGCTGCAAAGCGCGGCGATGAGCTGATCGGCTTTGCAAAGCCTGTGGTGGAGACCATCTGCGCCGAGTGGCTGTGAGGTGCTACCATGGGCCGAAAGCAGAAACTGCCCTTTGAGCACTGGCAAATTATTGAATTGCTGCACATCACACAAGATTTTTACTCAAAATCGGAGAATGAGGCTGCATTTCAGGAATGGAAGGCGGCCAGAGATGCGAGAAAAGCAAAAAGGCCCGCCGGTGCTGGAACACCGACGAGCCAACCAGGGTGATGGTTTGACAACACATCACCAGAAGTTTAACACAGAGTTGGAGGATTTGCAAATGAAAAAGAAGATCACGGGCAATGTGCTGAGCGCCGGTGCCATTGTGCTGGGACTGGCTGCAGCAGGCTGCGGCGGGGCCATTGAGAACGCGGCCAACGGCTGGGCAATGCTGGGCTACACGCTGCTGGCCATTGTGCTGGGGTGTGCAGCCCTGGCGCTGGCCGGGCTGGGCCTGGTGGTGGAGCAGCGGAAGGAGCCGCAGAAGATCCACAAGGTGCCGGAGAACACGGTGACAACCTCTCACCGGAAACAGAACCTCTCAGTCGCCTGCGGCGACAGCTCCCCTAATAGGGGAGCCAAGAAAAAGGGGGCATAACCATGACGCTGGAAGACTACAAGAACATCCTGCGGACGGGAACGCCCAGCGACCGGGCGCGGGCCATTGCCGAGGCAGGGAACGACAGGAGCCTGACCGACGAGGAGTTCCACGAGCTGACGGCCATGATCAAGGGCGTTGTGCGGCCCGGGCGGCGGAAGATGACCCCGGACGAGGCAAAGCTCTGGGCCGAGGTGAGCCGGATCAACACCCGGTTGAAGGACGAGATGGTGAACGCGGGCTTTGCGGTGAGGGCCCTGCCCGGCGACCTGCAGGAGGATGCGATCAACGTTCTTTCCCGCACGGCGAGCGGGATGCTGGGCGACCTGACCGCCATGATGGCAGAGACCGGGGAGCCGTGAGATGGACGGCACCCAGTGTGTACATGTGTTTGAGATCACCCGGAGCTGGTGCCTGAGCTGTGGGGGCCGGAACCGGGCGTGCGGGGAATATGAAGAACGGAGAAGTTACCATGAAAACAAAGATGAGCCTTTCGGCGGAAATGGACCTGACCCAGGACAGCGTGGTGCAGCTGACCTGCTGGTGCGGGCAGATCGCCTTACATGAGCTGTGGGGGCTGGGCCGCACCCGGCTTGACCGGATCACCAGACGGAAGGAGCTGCTGGGCAGCCAGAGCCTGGCTGTGGTGATGCAGCCGGACAAGAACGGGATGCCCCAGACGGAGAAGGCCCGGCGGATGCGGGCGGAGGCGATCCCCAAGGGCGTGCCGACGGAATTCCGGGTGCCTGCGTTGCGGACACCCCGCACCCGGCGGGAGCAGCAGCTGAAAATGGTGGGCGACCGGGCAGCGACCATGGCCTGGCAGCTGATGGCGCTGGCCTGTGTGCAGGAGTTGGGGTTTGGAGCAGACCGGCTGAACAGGCTGTATGCAGAGATGCGCCACAACTATGAGCAGTTGAATGAGTGGGGAAAGACGGACGGGCTGGACGTGGCCATGGAAAAGCTGCGGCGCTGCGCCTGCGATGCCTTGCAGACTGAGGACATCGTGGTGGAGAACGTGGACGATGAAAAGACAGTGCAGACCCTGAGCCGAAGCTACAAGGAGCAGGAAGCAGAGTTTCTGAAGCGGGCCGTGATGATGGCAGCGGGCCGCAAGGCCTGCCGCCAGAGCCTGAATGTGCTGAACGAAGAGAGTGTTCGGCAGAAATGTGCGGATGCCATGGCAGCGGCTACCGGAAGCAACCTCTCACCGCTGCGGTCTGGCTATGCCAGCGCATTGCAGAGCTCCCCTGATATGGGAGCCAAGGATCAAGGAGGACGATAAGATGCAGAGTGGATGCAGATGGGTATACACCCTGATGGACTGGGACACCGGCGAGGTGGTGGCCAAGGGCACCAGCGTGGAGCTGGTGGAGCAGGGATATTTTCCCGATGTGAACAAGCTGAGCAGCGTTTGGAATAATCTGGAAAAATGCAAGAACCCCAGCCCGAAGAACTACCGGTGGAAGATGGAGCGGAAGAGCACCAAGGACGACCGGGTGGAGAGGGCCCGGGCAGAAGGCCTGAGTGCGGACGAGCGGGCCGAGACCCGGATGGTGCGGGTGTACAGCTGCTACGGTGCGGACGGCACCCTGCTGGGCAAGGGCACGGCGGCAGAGCTGAAGGAAAAGGGATTGTTTGGCAGCGAGGGCACGGTGCACGAGTGCTACCGCAAGCGGGGCGGCGTGTACAAGCCCGGCGGCGTTACGCGGATGGAGATGGAGCTGTGCCAGAAACGGATCCGGCACCCCATGAAGCTGCCGGATCAGCCAGCAAAGGTGAAGCGCAAGCCCATTGGCGGCGTGATCGACCCCAGCGCCCTGGCCTATGACGTGCACGACCTGATGATCTACAACGAGAAGGCCAGGAAAATTGGAAAGCCGGAACTGACCTACGGATACTGGGCGGAAAAAGGAAAGCCCGCCACACCTTAAACACCTTATTCTATTATGAAGAGCAACGGATACGATGGACCTGACACGCCACCGTATCCGTTACGTTTCATAATACCTTTATAAAGAAAGAGGGGGAAGGACCCTCCTTGGGGAGCTAGTATACCCGTTATTTCTGTTACGGTGGGGTCACGGGAAAGAGACTATCAGCAGAAAGTGAAAGCCAGCAGGAGGGCACCGGGATGCGCTGTAACTACATCCGAGAGAAAAAATACCAGTGCGGGGATGACTACATGGCAGTCGGAGTGTTCTCCATCATCCCCCAGGAACACCGGGGCCGGGGCAAGAAGCGGAAGGAATCCAGCGAGGGGCAGAAGGCGAAGAACAAAATGGATTCCCTGCGCAAGCGCCAGAGAAAGGCGCTGACCAATTTCAGTCCGGCGGGAATGTTCCTGACCGGTACATACGAGGATCCATTTCTGCCGGAGGACATTCTGACCTGCCGGAGAGACGTGGAGAACTACAAGCGGCGGGTGATGGCGGCCACCTGCAAGCGGTTCGGGGCAAGGCGGGAGGACATCCGCCTGATGCTGGTGGCGGTGCGCAAGGGAGAAGCAGGACGGCTGCACATGCACGGTTTTGCGGAATGCCCGGGCCTGACCGCGGCACAGCGCCGGGAGTGGCGGGAGATGCTGGAGGATCTGTGGCGGCGGCGTATCCCCGGCTCCAACGAGTTTGAGCCGCTGGGAACCATGAACGTGGATCGGATCGACATGAAAAAGCTGCTGGGCAAGAGCGGGCAGGGCGAATACGGCACGGTGGGCTACCTCTACGGCCACAAGGAGCGGCTGTGGGTGGAAACAGCCAACCTGCGCCCGGCCATTGAGCAGGCCCCCAACGATGGCAGATGGAGCCGGAAACAGCTGCGGGCCGCCTGCGGGGAAAAGCAGAACGATGCCAAGTGGTGGGAGCAGCGGTTTCCCGGCTGGAAGATGGAAAAGTGCATCGTGCTGGAGCCCGGCGGGCTGCATGAGAGCCCGAAGCGGGAAGGAACCGGCTGGGAACGGCTAGAACCGCAATGCTATGTGATCCTGCGTCGGCGGGAGGCTGCATACCAGACTGCGAAACCTCGCACCTGACAGATAAAACACCGGTATTTTGCGCGTTATACCCATGCGAAAAGAAGGTGGGGCGGTGACAAAAGAGCAGAAGAAAGCGACCCGGCAGGCTCTGCGCCGATATGGCGAAGGGTCTGTTTGTGCTGCCTGGGCGCAGGTGATCGGGGCGGTGCTGGCCTGGTACGACCGCAATGACCCGGTATGCGCCCAGCTGCTGCGGCTGCGCTACCTGCAAGGTCTGCCAGAGGAAAAGGTGATCGCCCGGCTGTATGTGGGGCGAACGACCTACTACACCAAAGAGCTGGAAGCCCTGAGCACCGTGGCAGTGTGTGCAGCGGATGCAGGGCTGCTGCCCGGTGGGCAAATGTCCGGGGTATTTTGAGCGGGCGAGACGTGATAGGCTATTTGCAAAGGGGCGCATGGATTTGAAAATCAAACCTCTCAGTCAGCGCTTTGGGCGCTGACAGCTCCCCTAGTAGGGGAGCCAAGTGTAGGAATGCGCCAATGGGGGGTGACAGCATGGCGAAGAAGCGGGCGTACTGCAAGAACACGGTGGCCGGGAAGCAGCGGGGAAAGAAATACCCGGCGGCGTTCCGGGCAGAGGTGGTAATGGCCATGCTGGGCTCCAACTCCATCTGCGCCGTGGCGAAGAAGTACGGCGTGCCGGAATCGACCATCCGCAGCTGGATGAGCGAGGAGGCAGGCCGCAGTGATGCCTTTGCAAAGGCCCGGCAGGAAGCCGCGCGGGAGATCGCCATCCGGGCAAGCCTGGGCGTGCGGGCACAGGTGACCTTTTTGCAGGGCCGGGCCGCTGAGAGCCAGCGGGCGGCGCAGATCACGGAGAGGCTGCACCGGCGTTTGGACGAGGACACCCGGGCCCGTGACTTTGCCGTGGGCACCCTGCTGAAGGATGACCCGGAGGAGCTGGCGGATGCCACCGAGACCGGGCTTGTGGTGTATGCCAGCCCGGGCAGCTACGACAGGCAGCTGGATGACACGGAACGCAGGCGGCTGAACGCCGAACTGGAACGGTACGAGGGCCGGGTGATGAGCGACAAGAACGCGGCCGGTGTGGCAAAGGTGCTGATGGAAGTGGCCGAAAAGGCTGCTGCCATGGCCCCGGCGGAGAACACCGACAGCGAGAGCGGCCCGCCGATGGTGGAGATCGCGGCAGCCAGTGAGACGGACGGCCAGCAGGAGGTGGAAGTGGATGGCGGCACAGAGGATGCGTGACGGCAGACCGGTGATCTGGTCGCCACAGCCTGCCCAGGCACGGTTCATGCAGCGTACCGAGAACGAAGTGCTGTATGGCGGGGCCGCAGGCGGCGGAAAGAGCGACGCGCTGGTGATCGAGGCCCTGCGGCAGGTGGAGATCCCACACTACCGGGGACTCATCATCCGAAAGACATTTCCCCAGCTGCGGGAGCTCATTGACAAGACCATGCGGTATTACAAGCCGGTTTTCCCAAAAGCCCGGTACAACAGCAGCACCCACTGCTGGACCTTCCCCAGCGGGGCAAAGATCTATTTTGGCAGCATGAACCACGCCCAGGACAGGTACAACTATCAGGGCCAGGCCTACGACTTTATCGGCTTTGACGAGCTGACCCATTTCACCTGGGAAGAGTACAGCTACCTGCTGAGCCGAAACCGACCCAACGGCCCCGATACCCGGGTCTACACCCGGGCCACGGCCAACCCCGGCGGCATCGGTCACGGATGGGTGAAGGCAAGGTTCGTCAGCCCGGCCCCGCCCGGCACCCGGATGGTGCAGATGGTAAAGGCCAGGGCCCCGGACGGCAGGGAGATCATGCAGCGGCGGACCCGCATCTTTATCCCCAGCACCGTGTTTGACAACGCGGCTCTGCTGGAAAATGACCCGGGCTACTTGGGCACGCTGGCTGCGCTGCCGGAAGCGGAGAAGAAAGCCCTGCTCTACGGCGACTGGGACAGCTTTACCGGGCAGGTGTTCACCGAGTGGAAGAACGACCCGGCCCACTACGACGACCAGCGGTGGACACATGTGATCCGCCCGTTCCGCATCCCGGGACACTGGAAGATCTGGCGGGGGTACGATTTCGGCTACTCGAAGCCCTTTTCCGTGGGGTGGTATGCGGCGGACGAAGAGGGCAGGCTTTACCGCATCCGGGAGCTGTACGGCTGCACCGGGACCCCCAACGAGGGCATCAAAGCTGACCCTGTGAAGCAGGCGAGGATGATCCGGGAAGCAGAAGAGAACGACCCCATGCTCCGGGGCCGCACCATTCTGGGCGTGGCCGACCCGGCCATCTTCAACGAGAGCCAGGGCGAGAGCATTGCTGCCATGCAGGAAAAGAGCCCGAACTTTCTGCACTGGGCTCCCGGCGACCACACCCGGCTGGCGGGCAAGATGCAGTTCCACTACCGGCTGGCGTTCCAGGCGGACGGGCGGCCCATGCTGCAGGTGTTCAACACCTGCAAGCACTTTATCCGCACCATCCCGAACCTGGTATACAGCGAGAGCAACGTGGAGGACATTGACACCGACCAGGAGGATCACATCTACGACGAGTGCCGGTATGTGCTGATGGAGAATCCCCTCAGCCCGCCCCGGACAGAGCCGGTGCAGCCCATGCCGGATGACCCGCTGGAGCTGGGGAAGAAAGCGAGGTTTTTTAGAGTATGACCGACGTGATCGGCACAGAGCAGGTGGCGAAGGCCACGGCGCTGTTACAGAGATACAAGACCGGCAAGGCGGCGCTGGACAAGCGGATCGTGGATAACGAGCTGTGGTTCCGGATGCAGCACTGGGCCAACTACAAAAACGAGATGATGGAGGGCAAGCCCAAGCCTTCCAGCGGGTGGCTGTTCAACAGCATTGCCAACAAGCACGCGGATGCCATGGACAACTACCCGGAACCCAACGTGCTGCCCCGAGCAGCGGACGACGAGCAGACCGCCAAGGTGCTTTCCAAGATCCTGCCGGTGCTGCTGGAACAGGCAGAATACGAGCAGGTGTACAGCGACACCTGGTGGCGCAAGCTCAAGCAGGGCACCGGCGTGAAGGGCATCTTCTGGGACCCGGGGTTACGGAACGGCGTGGGAGACATCTCCATCAAGAGCATGGATCTGCTGATGATGTACTGGGAGCCCGGCGTGATGGACATCCAGGACAGCCCCCACCTGTTCAGCCTGGCGGTGGCCGACAACGAACAGCTGAAGGCCCAGTACCCCCAGCTGGAAGGCCACACCGGCAGCACGCTGGAAGTGGCAAAGTACATCCACGACCAGAGCATTGACACCTCGGACAAGAGCGTGGTGGTGGACTGGTACTACAAAAAGGCCCGGGAGAACGGCCCGCCTCTGCTGCACTACTGCAAGTTCTGCAACGGCGTGGTGCTCTACGCCAGCGAGAACGACCCGGCCCTTGCTGACCGGGGATTCTACGACCACGGCAAGTACCCCTTTGTGTTCGACACCCTGTTCGTGGAAGAGGACAGCCCGGCGGGCTTTGGGTACATCGACGTGATGAAGGACACCCAGACCGCCATTGACGAGATGAACGCAGCCATGGACGAGAACGTGAAGCTTTCGGCCAAGGCGCGGTACATCATCCAGGATGGTGCGGGCATCAACGAGAAGGAGCTGGCCGATTTCGGCAAGGACATCGTCCACGCGGCAGGGCGGGTGACGGACGAGACCCTGCGGCCCTTACAGACAGCGGGGCTGGCGGGCAACCTGATCACCTACCGGGACGCGAGAGTGGCGGAGCTGAAGGAGATCAGCGGCAACCGGGATGTTTCCCAGGGCGGCACCACCAGCGGCCTGACTGCGGCTTCTGCCATTGCGGCGCTGCAGGAGGCTGGCTCGAAGCTCTCCCGTGATATGCTGAAAAGCGCTTACCGGGCCTTTGCAAAGGAGTGCTATTTCATCATCGACCTGATGCGGCAGTTCTACGACGAGAGCCGGGTCTACCGCATTACCGGCGACAGCGGCCAGCCGGAGTATGTGCAGTTCTCCGGGGCAATGCTGCAGCCCCAGCCGGGTGGCATGATCGGCGGGGTGGAGCTGGGCAGCCACGAGCCGGTGTTGGATATGATGGACTTTGAGGGCATCGAAAAGGTGCGGGAACGGGTGCAGCAGAACGGTACCCTGTACACCCAGCTGCAGCAGGCCATGGAGCAGCTGCAGAAGCTGAGCGCTATCATTGACCAGCAGAACGGCACCAACATGAGCGCCATGGCCGGGGCCGCTGCACAGGCGGCCGGAACCACGGGCGGCGGCAGCGGCGGACAGACCACCGCAAAGACGGCGACCAACGGCCTGGGGGCTGTGGTGGGCGGCGGAGGCAACAGCCTGGCCACCCAGGCAGCACAGCGGGCCATGAACGTGAATAATCCGAAGAAGTGACCCTCTCAGCGCGCAATGCGTCTGACGACGCAGTTGCTTGCAGCTCCCCCGAAAGGGGAGCCCTGCTTAGAGGAAATTTTGGAAGGAGCGATAGAATGATCCAGATCACTTACAACGAGATGGGAGACATGATGTTCCTGCGGGCCGAGGGGCACGCGGAGTTTGCACCCAAGGGGCAGGACATTGTATGTGCTGCCGTGAGCGCGCTGATGCAGACGCTGGCATACAGTCTGGACAGCGGGACCGTGACCTGTGCCGATGACCGGAACCTGATGGTGGTACAGGCAAAGCAGGGCACTGACAGCCTGGCAAAATTTGAACTGGTGACGGACGGTCTGATCCTGCTGGCGGATGCCTACCCGGAGCATGTGCGGTACATCAACCTGCACGCAGACAAGGCAGATGCCATTGATCTGCAGATGTTTGCAGACGGTGGTGCTGCGGGCGGGGACGGAACCTCTCAGTCCGCTGGCGCGGACAGCTCTCCCAACGGAAGAGCCAACGCATCTGCAGGGGCAGGGGCAGCGAACGGGGAAGGCAATGCCATTGAGCTGCCTGCCCTGCGGCCGGCAGAAGAGCGGCTGGCCCGGCGGAGCGGGGTGCTGAAGCGGAGCAGTCGGGAAGAGGGCTCACCCTCTCAGTCGGCGCAGAGCGCCGCCAGCTCCCCCGAGGGGGGAGCCCTTGGCAGTGAGGAAAAGTCTGAGCTGGACGAGGAAGCGGCAGAGAACCAGAACGAACTCGAGGGCAAGGACGGCGAGGAGAAGGGCGAAGGCAAGACCAAGAGCCCGGAGGAGCGGCGGAAAGCCTTTGGTGAGCTGCTGCGCGGAGAGTATGCCGACCTGACCGAGGAGCTGATGCAGAACGCCGTGACCGAAGCGGCCCGGCGGCTGGAAGCAAGCCCGGCCATGAAGGGTCTGATGCAGGCGCTGCAGGAAAAGTACGGCACGGATGCCAACGACCTGGTGGCCCTGACAGAGGCTGTGCGGAACGGCGCGGTGAAAGACGATGCCTACTACGAGAAGCTGGCCATGGAGAAGGGCGTTTCCACCAGGACGGCCCGGGAGCTGGACAAGCTGGAAAGCCAGAACAAGCACTTGACCGAACAGCAGCAGATGATCCAGCAGATGGAACGTCAGCGTGCCCAGCAGGCCCGCATTGCTGAGCTGCAGGCTGGATGGGACCGGGAAGCGGAGCAGCTGAAAGCCCAGTATCCCGACTTCAACATGGCTGAGGTGCTGGCGAACCCGGAAGTGGAGAAGATGATGCGGTCGGGCGTTTCTATGACGAACGCCTACCGCAGCGCCTACTTTGATCACATCCTGAAACAGCAGCAGGCCGCCACGGCCCGGCAGGTGGAGCAGGGTGTGGTGAACAGGCTGCAGCAGCGCAACGCCCGGCCCGGCGAGAACGGCACCCGCCCCGGCGGCGCGGTGCAGACCAAGATCGACGTATCCCACATGAGCCGCAAGGAAATGGAAGAGATGGAGAAGCGGGTCATGCGGGGTGAAGTTATTACACTTTAACAGGAGGAAGCTATGAAAGACAAGACCATGAAGCTGGATCTGCAGATGTTTGCAACGGCCAGCACCCAGAACCAGAATACCACCGGCGCATCCGGCATGAGTGCCGAGATGAAAACCTTTTACGAGAAGCGCCTGATCGACCAGGCAGAGCCTGCCCTGGTGCATGACCAGTTCGGTGACCCATATCCCATTCCGGCCAACGGCGGCAAGAACATTGAGTTCCGCAAGTATGACAGCCTGCCCAAGGCCACCACTCCGCTGACCGAGGGTGTGACCCCGGACGGCCAGACCATGAACGTTTCCACCGTTACCGCTGAAGTCAGGCAGTACGGCGGCTGGGTGCCCATTACCGACACACTGCAGCTGACCTCCATTGACAACAACATCCTGCAGGCAACCAAGATCATTGCCAGCCAGGCGGGCCGCACCCTGGACACCATCGTGCGTGATGTGCTGGCGGGCGGCACCAATGTGATCTATGCGCCCAAGATCGGCGAAGGCGGCGCGGAGACCGCTGTGACCAGCCGCGCCACCCTGGACGCGACCTGCCAGCTGACCAGCGACCTGATCGCCCGTGCGGCCACCCAGCTGAAGGCCATGAACGCTGACCCCATCGGCACCAGCTTTGTGGGCATCATCCACCCTTATGTGGCCTATGAACTGCGCCGCGACCCGGACTGGATCGATGTGCACAAGTACGCCCAGCCGGACGAGATCTACAACGGCGAGATCGGCACGCTGCACGGTGTGCGCTTTGTGGAGACCAGCGAGGCAAAGATCTGGAAGGGCACCGGCTGCCCGACGGGTCTGGCAGTGTTCAGCACCCTGATCCTGGGTGCCCACGCCTACGGTTCCGCCGAGATCGAGGGTGGCGGCCTGGAGCACATC